GAAGAAGTTATTTGCACCTAAAGTACATAAAGCTCTTTCAGATAAGAAGTGAACCTCCATAGCATCTAAGCTAGAAGTAGAAGCTCCACCAGCAGAACCAGTGATCCAAGTTTTGTAACGTCTGTCTTCAGTTTCAGAAGCTCTGTAACGTACGTGTAAGAATGGACGTTTAGCGTTTTTACCAAGAACTTGGTCATAAACTGTAGTAGATCCAGCTGGAACTAATACTCCATTAACAGCTCCACCTTTGATACCACCTCTTAATGTAGCATCATTTAAGTACTTCCAGTCAGTTTTGTAGAAATCATAACCTCTACGGAAACCTGTAAAACCTAAGTTTAATGACATATCTCTATCGTTGTCAAATAAACCGTAAGATACTCCACCTGCAGCATTAGAAGATTGAGCTCCTAACATATCATCAACATCAAAAGAGAATTGACGGTTTAAGAACAATACATTCTCTTCAATAGCTCCTTGCTTGTCAAGTCTTTGGATGATAGCATCAAAGTCAGCTAAAGCAACTGGGTTACCACCTCCCCAAACGTTTCCTCTATCATTGATAGAATAGAAAAGACCTTCAGATCCTTTATTACCTACAGCACCACCAGCAGCAATAGCTCCAGATCCAGTTTCAGCAGGAACTGCTTCAATCATACTCATCTCTAAGTAATCTTCGAAACGTAAACGAGTTTCGTGCTCTGATTTAATGTACCATAAGTATCCAGTAGCTCCGTTTTCAGTAGTTACTTCAACCCATCCGATTTGAGCCATGTCAGATCCAGAAACAGCATACTTATCTTTGATGATAATTGGGCTATTTTCAAAGATATCATCAACTGCTTCAAGAGATTCTACCATTCCTTCAGTTCCTTTTTTAAATTCAGAACCGTAAACGAATGCAGTGATTACAGCAGTAGTACCAAATGTTTGTCCACCAGCTTCGTAGTAAGCAACATCAAATGTATCAGTAGCGTAATTTACAGCTGTAATGATAGCCTTGTTAGAGTTAGCTGTAACTGCGTTATCAGATAAGAAAACAGTTTGACCTACTCTAAAAGCGATTTGCCCAGAGATAGTATCAAGAACTGTAAATGTAGCTGTATCAGCACCAGCAGCTGCATTAGAGTCACAGTTTACATATTTAGTATGCAAACGACCTTGTTCTGCCCATTTGATAAGGTCAGAGTTAGATGGCATCTCTGCTCCAACTGCTCTTAAGAAAGAAGCAACAGAACGGTTACCATATCTTTCGAATTCTTTTTCGTAAGTATCAGGAAGATACTGATTCAAGAAATCAAAGTTTGTAATGTAGTTAGTCGAAAGAGTTTTTCTTTCAGACGATGGGGTCAATTGAAACCCAGGGGTTGATAATACAGCCATGATTTTGTTTTTTTATTGTTTATAACTTCTAATTTTTAGTCCTCTACCACTATCACTATCCGTAGCAACTACCTTAAACCCTGATTGACCAGCAGACTGTGGAACACTTCTTATTTCCATGTCTATGTTTTTGATTTTTTTTGTGCTATCTAATAGCGCATCGGTCCTGCCTTGCTCATAAAAGAACTTAGCCATTTTCTCAGGATTCATAGCCGCAGCTAATGAACGATGATAACCTTTAGCATCTGATATTAGCCCATTTTCATCTAAGTGTTTAGATACAAAATTTGTAACATCCGATTGAGCTTTCATTATTTCTGAGGTATCTCCTGGTAAAAAAGTAATATTCTTGTCTCCAACATTAAACTCAAAACCTTTGAATTCATTAGAGAAAACTTCCTCCGTTTTCTTTTGAAAATACTCAGACTTTCTACGATTCTCTTGCTCATAGGTCTGTGATTCTTGAACGTATTTCTTGTAAGCATTGTAACCTTCTGATTCTTCATCTGAAACTAGACCACCTCTCGACTCGATAGGTATCTTATACGCTTCTTTTGAATCATCAAAAAATTTCTTTGCTTTAGCAAGCTCTTTCTTCTTAGCTATTTCCTTCTTCTTAATATCCTTTGGATCATCAAGGTCCTCATCATAAGCAAATTTGTCTTCAATCAGATATGCAATATCTTCCTTGTCTAAATCCTCTTCTGTTTGAGAGTAGTACTCAGCTAATAATTCATCTGGATTAAGATTGTCAAAGTCTCTGTTCAATTTAACAAAGTCTTCAATACCTCTTCCAGTTTCTTTTTTATATTTAAAGAATGCAGAAACGTCACCAGGTAACTCCTCTGCCTCTTCTCTTTTTTGAATTAACTCATCAATAGAATTAACCTCCTTATTATATCTATTCTTAATATATGAAAGAACATCTGAATCTCCATATTCCTTAGGTTCTTCAATTACAACTTCAGGTACTTCTACCTCTTCGTGTTGTTTAAAACTTTCTTCGTGCTTGTCTAAAAGTTGTTGTTCAATTTCTTGAATTGACTTTTGTTCAACAGCACCCACTTCTTTTACTGTGAAATTTTCCATTTAATTTAATTTTAATTTAATTTTTATTCTTTAAGAAACAGTTGTAATGCTTGCGCTAACCCATCCATTAGATGATATTTTCATATAAACTAATCCTCCAGTTGATATATCAGTACAATATACTGATGATCCAATAGCTAAGCTAGGATAAGTTGTATTAAGAGTTGATAATGATAATGCTGTATTAGTTGCATTTCTAACAAATGAAGGTGCAGCTGGTACAGAATTAACAATATCCTCTATTGTAAATGGTTCTGTTTGCGAATTAAGTACAGCAGATTTTCTTTCAACCAAATCTACTGACGTTGCTATTCCTATAAATCTAGTTCCTGCAGGTATTTGTGCCATATCTTATTTTTTTTGCAAAGTTAAGTATTATTTTTAACAGTTCCACTTGTCTAACGCTAACTTCTTTCTCGTTGGATCTCCGTTAGGTTTCTTCATTGGACCAGGCATCCCAGACATTCTAGTACAGAATGATTTTCTACGCATAGCATCCTTACTTCCAGGTTTTAATTTAGATGGAGATATCGTAACTGCCATCTTTAATTTACTTCCAGGGTTTTCTTTTCTATACGAAGCAACTCCCTTAGCATTCAATCCACCAGTCTTACTTTTTCCCTCGGCCCTTTGCCATGCTGCTGTTTTTGCCATTTATTTTTTTTTCTTGTTTAAGCATTTCCACTGTAGGTTTCTTTCCAGAACCTCTTTTTGCACGAATGTTATTCCACAATGAGTTTTCTACTCCTAATTTATTTATCATTATCTTGGTCCGAATTGCGAGAAATCAAACGAGTCTAAGTTATCATTAGTAGATTCAAAATCTACTGGAGGTAAATTATTCTTACGTTGATCTATCAGTTTAGATTGTTGTGTATTTTGTAAGCTAACTCTTTTGTCTTTAGCTTCTTCCTTCATTTTATCTTTCTCAGTTAATGTATTTACTTCAATACCCTTTAACTGCATCTGATAATTAAACTCAACCTCCATTAGCTTCATCTTAAGATCAGCCTCACTCTGCATCTTCTGAATATCAAAAGCTGATTCAGCTTGTTTTACTTTAAGCTTAGATTGAGTCTCAGCCTGTATCTGTTGCATTGCATTTTGAGCAGCAGCCTGTTGAGACTGTTGTTGAATCTGACCTTGCATCTGTTGAGCTTCTTGAGCCATCTTTTGTTTCTGCTCTTCTCTCTTCTTTCTCTTTAACTTAAGAAGTTGGTTAGCTAACTTAAGATTTCTAACCTCTCTAATATCAATAGCGTCCTCTAAAAGTATAGAGTCACGAGATAATGAAACCTGTATGTTTTGTTCTAACTGAGCTTTTTCTTCTTCATCAGGAGTAACCTCTATAAAGATTCCAAAGTCATAGATATATAGATCCTTAATGTTTTCTAATATGCCAACACTATATCTTCCAATCTGATTGATGAACTCTTCCTTAAAGTCAGAGTATTCTAAGATATCAGCTACTCTATAAGAGATAGCCTCTGATAATGAACGAGTTATGTATAAACTAGATTCTAATATGTGTCTTGTAGCAGTATTTGAATTCAATGCAGCTAGTTTCTGAACACCAACCAAAGCATCAGGGTTTGGAGTAGATCCATCACGAGCCTCGTTTAATCCAGTTACGTCACGAATCATTCCTAGGTAGTGGTTATAACTTCCAATTAAACTCTGAAGTTTTCCTTGACCACTATTTGTTCCTAACTCAGAGATTGGAACTCTTGCATTATTAAATTCACCGTCACCAGTATAACTTCTACCGATAACACTACCTGTTTGGAAGTATAATCTTAAGGCATCCTCTGGATTATATGCGGCACCTGTTCCTAGATCAACTTCATTGATACCATCAGCATCAATAAATACACCATCAGGAACAACCTTAGCTAATACCTGTTGCATCTTCAAGTGAACGATCTGAATTAAATCAGCAAATGGAACCATTCTTTTTACTAATGACTCAATGTTACCCTTGTACATTCTTGGAGCACATGCTACATAGTTAGGAATTGCATGCTGTGTGGCAGACTTAGGTCTTACCATATTCTTAGATAGTTCCCACTTAAGCATAATGTTAGTACCAGCTACCATTATACCATCGTACCAAACATCAATTGTTTTTTCAATTTTCTCAAAGTTACCTTCATCCATCATCTCTTGTGGAGGGTTAAAGGTATCATCCTTTGGTATCATTTTCTCAGAACCGTTATCTAATGTTTTTTTCTTATAGACTATCTTCTTAGTAGTCTTGAAGTTAAAGTATAATAGTGTAGCAACATCTCTGCTAAACATACTATTATTATATCCCTGTGATGATCCATAGTAACTATCCCATGACTGACCATACTTAGCTATTTCATCTAATTGTTCATTAGTAAGCGTAGGGTCTATCTTTAATAATTCAGTAGTATGCACTGTCTTAACCTCTCCCCAATAGAAACAATCCTTAAAGTATGGATTCTCTGTATAGCTATAAACAACATTTGCTGGATCAACGTACTCGATACGAACACCATCACCAGGAAGGAACATGTGCTTAGCCATACCAACACCAATTGTTGCAATATCTAAATCAATGCTCTTTCTAATATCGTTATACTTATTATCGTCAAATATAGTGTTAATAGCTTGCTCCTCAGCAATCTCTATCGCAGGCTTGTAGTTAAGCTGCATGAATAATGATAACTCATCATCTGTCTCTGGAAGTTCATCCACAGGAGTATCAAATGCATCGATTCCAAACTGATTCTTTACCTGAAGAAGTAAATCCTTAGCGGCCATATCTGTTTGTACAGCCTCTTGAAACTGAGAACGTTTATCTGTAGACATTGCATCCTGTGCGTAGGCCTTAACCTTAAACATTCTATCAGTCATTCCGTTTACTACAATATCAAGAAACTTAGGTATAATAGGAACTGGAGTCCAGTCTAAATTTAAGTGACTTAAGTCTCCATCAACTGATAATTCATTCTTGTATTTACCAACAGACTGCTCACCTCTAGCGTATAGTCTTAGCCTGTGAAAGTTTGAACGTTGATCATAGAACTTACAACCATTGCTATCCTTTCTAAACCATTCGTATTGAATACTTTGACCGATTCTCAATCCGTACTCATACGTCTCCTTTTCTTTATCAGAAGCAAACAGGTTTGGAAAGCTTATAGGGTTAATCTTTATACTTACGTCCTTCATTTATCTTATTATTTCGCTATGGGTTCCGCTATTATTATACTTTGCAAAGTTAAATATTATTTTCGATTCTTTTTTGACTTGAGTGTACATGTTCTTTTGATTAGCCATAATAGCTAATCCTGAACTAATTGCAGCATCAAACTTTGTTCTATTGTTTATATCGAACCTAGCCCACTCCTCAATAGTCCTAGAGAAGTACATCGATCCCATCTCATCTGAGTCTCTATAGGTACCCTCTAAATCAAGACCTACATACTTCTCTATATACGATTCGATAGCAGATGCGTGCGACTGTTTAACGTCCTCTGAAGAGTTAGGAATACCTCCAAGCTCTCTCTCTGTCTTAGAAAGATTCGTGAAGTGTTTGTCAGGCCTATTCATTGAGAAACCTCTATACCCTCTATTCTTAAAGTGGTATAGTAGCCTTGGTTTATTGTTCTCTACAAGTATTGGCATACCGTAGAATATACAAGCCATAAGAACATCCTCGAAGAATATCTCAGCCGTCTGAGGCCTTGCTATATACTCTAAGAAGAAGTGATTACTAGGCGCGTTATCCATATTAAACTTAGTAAGTCCATGCAGAGATCCATTAGATCCACCACCACCTACAGTACCAGATATGTCATAAGGGTCACATCCAAACGCTCCAATATGGTCGTTGCCAGGATACTTGTTACCGTTCTTGTAAACTATATTATTCTGTAAACTTTTCTCTGGAATCCATGAGACTGTAAACCTACCTCTAGGATCTGGAGTCCAAACCACCTTAGTATCCTTCTCTCCGTTTAACCAACTGAAGGATCCCTTTGTAAGAACTCGGTCCTTGATAAGAGAGTCGTTATAGTCTATCTGTTGGTATAACTTTGTTAGGTTGAATATTGATGACTTGCTCTCATCTCTAAAGGCGTGAGACTCTGTTCTTGAGAACTGTCTATAGAACTCATTAAGAGCATCTGCATCACTCTTCAAAGAAGCAACCTCATTCTCCCAGTAATCGATAGCACCATCTGTAATCATATTACCATCGATACCAAGTACTGGTTTAGCTGGCTTTCTAAATACTGGCATACCATACCTATCTATGTAACCCTCGAAGTTCCACTCCATTGGAATGTATAGTGAGTACATACCAGACTTTGTCTGGCCATTGGCATTACGAGTCTTAATATTAGATTCTTCGTATAGTTTTTTAAAGTTAGCCCCTCCCTTTTCAAGTGAGTTAGGAGTAGATCCCATCATACACTTACCAATAATCTTAGATCCCAACCTAAGACACGTCTTAGTTACACGCCAGTTATTTAGGATATTATCAGGCTTAATCCATTTACCAGACTCGTCATGAACTAGTAGGAGTAGTTTCTCACCATCATAGCTGTTATCTGCTGTATTCTTCCAGTCAATAGTAGTATCAAGACCCTTTATCTCTTCAGTGGTCTCGTTATTTTCATACATGTTCTTCTTGGTAATCTTAGCAGCAGGAACTCTAAAGGCAAGCTCTGTCTTTGGTTTATCCATACCGTCCTGGATAGGCTTGAAGAAGAATGGATAGTTACTTATAATAGGAACCACCTTGTTGGTAAACATTGTCTTAGCATCGTTACCAGTCTTTGATAGTATCCCAAGTCTTGCATCCTTTGCAAGTGTTCCAGTATTAGATAGCTCATTAGATCCCATAAACGAGAATCCAGAACGTCTAATCTTTAGATACACCATTCCAAATGATCTTGAATCAGCCTTGCATGCCTCCCAGAATATATAGTATATCCTATTGGCCTCACGATAGTCTGGAAGACCAACGTCAATCTTAGTCCACTGAAGGTACATGTAGTGAGATCCTGTGATGTATGTAGTTACACCATTATTCATAAAGAAGAAACCATTCTCTCTCCGATCAAACTCCTCCTCGATATAATCAACCCACTTATCTTTAAATACTTTAGGCATTGTATGCCAGTTAAAGATGGTCTTTATATTGCTAAGTTCCTTAGGATATTCGAACGGTTCCCAGTACTGATTCTCTTTTTTATTGTCACGTTTATATACTAAATTTGTTACAGAAGGGAGTGCTATGTTGAGTCCATTTATATTATAGATATCTCCAATGGTTCCATCCTTAGATATAACCACCATGTCATACTTCTCGTTGTAACCATACTCCCAAGTCTTCCCCTTGTTTTTATTGACAATTACTTGTGGTGGAATATGATCATGAACTATAGTATATAAACTATTTTGATCTTCGTTCTGCAAATCCTTGTATTTTATTTTCTTCCTTTACAGGAGCCTCATCAGAAAGTTTTTCTTGTTCAGCCTCGATTCTATTTAATATCTGAAAGGCATCCTCTATAGCTAGGCGTTTAGTAGCTGCAGCATTCTTAAGTTTATCAGCAGACAGATCATCATCACCTCCAGACAGTATCTTATCTTCAGCAATTTTAATCAATTCATCCACTGCCTTATATCCAGCTGCTATAATTCTTTCTTTGATTGACTTTAATTCCATTTTATTGTAATGTTATTTGTAAACATCCTGTACAGCTTCTCATCATTTATATAGAACGGATACTCGCTATTTGGCTCAAATGAGACCTCATCTCCAACCGATAGACCTAGATCTACTAATTCTTGATTTATGTACTCTATCGTTCCAATAAGGGGCTCTTCTTGAGTGTTCTTGTATATTATAGATTCCTTTGCTTTTACTGGTCTAATAAAACAGTACTTTGAATGAGCGCTCCACCTGTTATCGTGGAAGTACATAAAGAACTGTTCGTTATCAACCATGAACAGGTCATCCTTAAGATAACTTGCTCCACTCTTCTCTCTACCCTTCATATCATAATATAACTTGAATACATTATGATGCACAAGTAGTAGGTCTCCAGGAACTATATCTCCATTATACCCAACAGGAGTAGCTATAACTACTCCTATTCTATTGGATACGGTATGATCTTCTTGGGATGTGCTTACAATTAAGTTAATTCCACCAACTTCTTTAGTGTTGTTATATCGCTTACCATCTAATGGCTTAACGATAAAGCAGTAAGGAGATTTCATTAGAAATTTATATTATATTCTATAGATACTGGCATATTAGAGTTGAACTCCTTCCAAAGCAAAACCTCTTCAGAGTCGTTCTCTATCCAAATTTTAAAGCTATCCCTTGACTCATCAAAGAATATAAGGTGAATCTTATGAGATCCATTCAATACCTCCTGGCCATGAATATAACTCATAGCGTTCTTGTAGTCTGGACCTATAGATATTTTACGGATATCCATTAGTTATACACCTTAATTTCTATAGATAACTTAGTAAAAGCATCTGTATAATCCTGCAAGGCAGTATCAAACATTGATAATTCTATGTAATTAGCGGTAGTATTACTTACCTTGTTTATCTTGTCTGTAGAATTAGTAGCCTGTACTAATGTCTTGTTAGGAGTAAAGGCAGATGCTAGCGTTCCTATATAAACACCATCAGAATCTCTAGTCCAAACAACAGTTCCTCCTAAAGTATTTTGAAGTACTGTAGCAACTGGAGCTAAATTACCAGACTGAGTAAGTACAGCGTTATATATCTTATAAGGAATAGCAAGATTAACAATCTCTTGAATGCTGAAGTTTTTTGTTGCATTTAGATTCTCAACATCAGTACCTATCAGTAGATCATCTAATGTAGGTATTGTAATTTCTGGGTAAGCACTAATCTTGGTCATTGATCTCTCCTGTTTGCAAGTTTATATTTACGTTTCCGTACTTTTCTAGCAAGACAGTTTCTAATTCTTTATACTCATTAGACAGTGCGTCTAAATCTCTAAAAAATTTATGTTTTGCTAATTCAGCATCAGCTATTGAAACCTTTGCTTCGTTGAACTTAAGGCTTAATTCCTTTAAGTTTTCTAATTCTTCTGTAGTTACTGTTTTCATTTTATTTAAATTTTTTACAAATATACAAATTTATTACAATACTTCTACTGAGTATCCTAATTGCTCAAATGTACTTTTAGAATACAATTCAGCGCTTGATAAATCTTGCATTTGTCCTTCTTCTAACTCTACAGTTATATTTGACATTGGCACATCTGTTAATAATATACTTGCTCCGCTTTCATAAGCATCTTTGCTTTCATAAGTAGAAGCTGCAATTTCTAATGTTACGCCATTTGCTCTTGCTCCATACTCTAAACGAGCATAAACGCTTGGTAATTCAATTTCTGTTCCTTGAATTAAAATCTTTTTTTCTGCCGTAGCACTTACTAATAGTCCCATTTTTTATTTGTTTATTTTATTATAAAATGTTTTTGTTTCAAAATCGAAGTGAGGGTTTTCCATTTCTTCAGTTAATAATTCATCTATTGCTATTTCGTTTTCTAATAACTCAACTTCTACCATTGAGCAATACAAAACTTGACCTGTATTTTTATCTATTATTGTTTTCATATTATTTTGTTATTCTTATTCCGCCTATATAACCACCATCTAATGAATTTGATAATTGTATTGCAAAAATTATATAATTATTAACTAAATTATCAAAAGGAACTACAGATAAATCAATATTTGTTACTGACCTGTCTGTTATACTGCTTACAGTTGCAGGAAAGCAATAAAAACTTGAGCCTGTATAAATATTTGTTCTTTGAAAATTTATAAATTTTGTTGTAGAAGTAAGAGCATAAGTACCTACTAAAATTGCTCCTGTTAAAGAAACAGATGTATTAAAATAAACCCTAATATTAACATTATTTGATGTTGTATTTTTAAAAACTGAGCATAAAATATCTAAGCTATCATTTAATACAAATGTATTTGACGGTATTAAATAACTTCTTATAATTGTGTTAACAGTAGTACCTGAAACTCCATCGTTAACAAAATCTTTTGCTATAATAGGCGCGTAAACACTATTATCATAACTTATTGTCGTTCCTGACGCTTTTACAAAACCCGTTCCATTTAATTGTGATTGATAAGTAACCCAAGCCGTTCCATTATATTGAAATTCGCTTAATAAAGTAGTATC